ATGGGTTATTCGCGACCACAGTTTTTTTCTAGCGACAGTCCAAATCTAATAGGGTAATAAACGCACTGTATGGCTACACAAAGAGAAGTTGCAGACCATTTGGATTTATCAGTCAAAAGAGTCTCAGAACTCATTAGAGATGGTATCTTTCCCTCAAAACAGGGTAGAAGTCCTCTAAATATGGATGTTTGCAGAGTTGCATACATTTCTTACCTTAGAAAACTGGGTGGTTATCATAAAAGAAGTGGTACTGGTGATATTGCAGAAGAAAAAACCAAACTAACTGCAGCTCAAGCTAGAAAAGCAGAGTTAGAAGTAGAAGAATTAGAAGGCAACCTAATACCAGCACAATTAGTTGAAGATACTTGGGTTGATTATGTAGCTAATGCAAGAGCAAAGCTATTAGGACTACCTTCAAGAGTTGCACATCAGGTTATTACTGTAGATAAGTATGCTGAAGCAGAATTAATTATAAAAGAACAAGTGCATGAAGCACTAAACGAGTTAGCTCAAAATGGAATACCTCAAAAATATAGAAAAGGTGATACAGGAGACGAATCAGACATGGACTCCACCACCCAATCTGAAGATTAGCGACTGGTCAGATAACTACAGACGATTATCTCCTGAATCTTCAGCAGAAGCAGGAGCATGGCGAACTGATAGAGCACCTTATCAAAGAGAAATAATGGATTCTTTCAATGACCCTGATATTCAAAGAATAGTATTTATGAAGTCTGCCCAGGTTGGAGCTACTGAGATTCTTTTAAATGTCATTGGTTACTACATAGACCAAGACCCTGCTCCAATGTTAATCATGCAACCAACTTTACAAATGGCTCAAGCATTTAGTAAAGATAGGCTTGCTACTATGATTAGAGATTCTGAAAAGATAAGAGATTGTGTTAAAGACCCAAGAAGTCGTGATTCAGGAAATACAGTTTTATCTAAGAAATTTGCAGGTGGTAATTTAAACATTGTTGGTTCTAATTCTGCATCAGGGCTCGCCTCACGACCAATAAGAATTGTCTTAGCTGACGAGGTTGACAGATATGAGCAATCAGCAGGAGCAGAAGGTGACCCAATATCTCTTGCAACCAAAAGAACAACTACTTTTTGGAATAAAAAGATTTATATGTGTTCTACTCCTACAATCAAAGGACTATCAAGAATAGAAACTGCTTTTGAAGAATCAGATAAACGCTATTACCATGTTCCTTGTCCTGAATGTAATGAGAGCCAAGTTTTAAAATGGAAGAATGTAGTTTGGGATGAAAATAAACCTGAAACAGCTTCTTATGCTTGCGAACATTGTGGTTCAGTTATAGATGAATCTAAAAAACAATGGATGTTAAAACATGGTGAATGGATTGCATCAGCACCTAAATCAAATACAGCGGGATTTCATATATCAGAACTATATTCAGTTTGGTCTACTTGGGCTGATATGGCAAAAGCATTTTTAGAAGCTAAAAAGAATCCTGAGATGTTAAAGACTTGGATAAATACCAGTTTAGGTCAAAGTTGGGAGGAGCAGTCTGAAGGTGTTGAATATGAAACACTGCTAGAACGTAGATTAAATTATGATTATACAACTATACCTGAAGATGTATTAGTTTTAACTGCTGGTGTTGATACACAAAAAGACAGATTAGAATTACAACTTGTTGGTTGGGGTAAAAACTATGAAGCATGGGTCTGTGATTACAAGATATTTTGGGGTGACCCAAATGCTCAAAATGTTTGGTCAGATTTAGATGCTTACCTAAAGAAAAGATTTAAAACTGAATCAGAAAGATTGATACCTATATCATGTTGCACAATTGACTCAGGTGGTCATCATACCAATATGGTTTATCAATTTACTAAACCACGACAAGCTAGAAGAATATTTGCAATCAAAGGTTTATCTCAAGCTGGTAAACCAATAGCTAATAGACCTACATTTGTTGGAAAGAATAAAGCTGTTCTTTATGGTGTTGGTTCTGATAGTGCTAAAGAAGCTATCTTTGCTAGATTATCTGCTGAACCTGAAAATACTACTTTACATTTCTGCTCAGACTTAGATGAAGAATACTTTAAGCAACTTACAGCAGAAAAAAGAATCACAAAGTTTGTTAGAGGTAGGAAATCTCTAGTTTGGAAACAAGTTAGACCAAGAAACGAAGCATTAGATACATTAGTCTATAACTTTGCTGCTATTTATATCTTAAATCCTAACTATGATTCTATTGAAAACAAGATACTTACAAGAGAGTCAAAACCTAAAGAAAAACCTAAAAATAGACCTCAAAGAGGTATAAATAGAGGAAATTTCGCTACTTCTTGGAAATAATTGCACTTTTTTTACTTATTTAGCAAATAATTGTTGATATAAATATATAAATATATATAATAGGTAGTATGTTAAACAAAAAGGAGTCAAACATGAAACATTTAATAACACAATTAGAAAAAGCATTTGAAAAATGTGATGCTTATTATTTAGAACAAATACCATCACAAGTTGAGGAAATGGTAAATACATGGAGTGATATTAAGAAAAAATATTATGAAACTCATGACAGGTCTGAGTGGAAATATTTAACTTGTCCTTATGGTGCTGTTTTTCAAAAGAAAGCATATTATTATAATTTAAAAGACCATATTAAATTAGATATCAAGGAAACAAAGAGAAAGCATGAAAATAGAAATGCAAAAATTGCAGGTAAATTAGAAAAAGCTGGTATAACTAATATTGATGCAATTAACTTTGAAGTTGAATATGGTAATGACTTTGTAGGTTCATGGATTATTGATGGACATAAAGTTACTATCAAAGTTATATTCGCAGGTGGATATAACATCCAGTGTTTACATAACAGAGTTCTTTGTAATGTAAAAAAAGCAGCATAATCCCACTAAAATCACAAAAGGCTCTTAATTGAGCCTTTTTTATTTTTTCCCTTTTTAATATTGACAAGAGCCTAATGCACATTAGTGTTAGATGTAGATATATCTAAAACATTTATGAGGTTTTTGCTTGAGCAACAAATTTGATTCAACAAATTATCCATCCCAAGTTCCTACTGAACTTCAGTTGGGAGATTATTGGGCATGGAAAAGAGAAGATTTAGCTAACGATTATCCAGTAGCAGATTATTCATTATCTTATGAATTTAATCTTGTAGATGGAAGCACTGCTTCTAACTTTACATTAACTGCAACTGAGTCAGGTGACACTTACTTAATCGAAGCTAGTAATACATCTTCTTACAATAAAGGTAATTACAATTGGGTATCTTACATAACTAGAAGTTCTGATTCTGCAAGAGTCAAACTAGAAGAAGGTTTTGTAGAAGTCCAAGATAATTATGCAACTACAACTGCTTCAGTTAGAAGTCATGCAAAGATTGTTTTAGATAGTATCGAAGCAGTTATTGAGAACAGAGCAAATATTGACCAATCATCTATGTCTATAGCTGGTAGGTCTTTATCAAGAATGTCTATAGACGAACTATTAACTTTTAGAGATAGATACAAGGCTGAATATCTTAAAGAAGTTAAAATACAAAGAATTAAAAATAAACGTGGGTCAGGAAACACTATCAAAGTTAATTTTGGTAAAGTTGCTGGTTCAACTCCTAAGAGTTACACATAATGGCATGGTATAACAGAATATTAGGTATTAACGAACCTAAGAAAAAGAAAAGACAAGCATATAGAAGAAGCTATACAGGAGCTAACACTGGCAGATTGTTTGCAGATTTTGTTACCACATCTACAAGTGCTGATGCTGAAATAAAAGATAACATAAGAATTTTAAGAGATAGAGCAAGAGAGTTAGCAAGAAACGATAGCTATATTGCAAGATACTTAAACCTGATGGTATCTAATGTTATCGGTAAGCATGGCATAAGAGTTAGCTCTAAGGCTAGGAACGATAATGGTTCTTTAGACATTGGAGCTAACCTGCTCATTGAACGTGCTTGGAGAGAATGGGGTCAAGTCGGAAGTTGTACTACTAATGGCAGACTATCATTCTTAGATTGTCAAAAAATATTTGTTGAATCACTATGTAGAGATGGTGAAGTATTAATCAGGAAAATAAAAGACAGCAATTCACCTTTTGGTTTCCAGTTACAGTTTTTAGAAGCAGACCATTTAGATGAAAATAAAAATGATGTTTATAAAGCTACTGGCAACAAAGTTAAAATGGGTGTTGAAGTAGATAAGTATGACAGACCAGTTGCTTATCATTTATATAAAGACCATCCCTACGATAGAGTTTATTTAAGTCAAGCACAACACATAAGAGTACCTGCTGATGAGATTATCCATGCTTACCTACCTACTAGAGCAGAACAAACTAGAGGTGTTTCTTTGGTTGCTACAGCTATGGCTAATGTGAAAATGTTAAATGGTTATTTAGAAGCTGAGATAGTTGCAGCTAGAGTTGGTGCATCTAAGATGGGTTTCTTTACATCTCCTGATGGTGATGGTTATGTTGGTGATGGTGAATATGAAGATACCTTTAATCCAACAATGAATGCTCAAGCTGGTGTATTTGAACAATTACCTAGTGGTATGGACTTCAAAGCATTTGACCCTACGCATCCAACATCTGCTTTTGATTCTTTTACAACCAGTGTTTTAAGAAGTATCGCATCAGGTTTAAATATTTCTTATCATTCATTATCTAATGATTTAACTTCAGTTAATTATTCTTCAATAAGACAAGGTGCTTTAGAAGATAGAAGTATGTATCAGATATATCAACAATTTGTAATTGAGCATTTTGTAAATCCAGTATTTCAATCTTGGTTAGAGATGGCTATATCAACTGGATATATTAATTTACCAATGGGTAAGTTTGATAAGTTTGCTAGGTCAGTAAATTATATTCCAAGAAGTTTTGCTTGGATTGACCCGCTAAAAGAAATGCAAGCTAATGTAATAGGTTTACAAAATGGAACACTTACTTATTCTGACATTAGTGCTAGCTATGGCAGAGACACAGAAGAACTTTTTGAACAACATCAAAAAGAAATAGAGCTAGCTAAACAATACGATATTGAATTAGCTTATCAACCATTTGGTCAAAAATTACCCGTAGAAGCTAAAATACAAGGTGGAGAAGAGGAAGACGATGGCTAGACCAACTGAAGGAATGAAAGTTGAAGCTCAAAAAGGTTTAGACTGGAGAGAGGAGTTTGGTCGTGGTGGTACTAGAGTTGGTGCTGTAAGAGCAAGACAAATAGTAGCTGGTGAAAACCTATCTGATGATACTATCAAAAGAATGTATAGCTTCTTCTCAAGACATGAAGTAGATAAACAAGCAGAAGGTTTTAATGCTGGTGAAGAAGGTTATCCTTCTAATGGCAGAATAGCTTGGGCATTATGGGGTGGAGATGCTGGTTATAAATGGTCAGAAACAAAAGTAAATCAAATGAAAAACAAAGAAGAAAGAGCAGTATCAGGTAAAGCTCTTGAAATGATTAAAAACAAAGTAGAAGAACATAACGAAGAAGTTGGTGATGTTAAGTCAAAAAGAACTAACGTATCTACTTTATCAAAAGTTTATGAAAGAGGGATTGGTGCATATAAAACTAATCCGGCTTCAGTCAGACCATCAGTTAGTAGTCCTGAACAATGGGCAGCAGCTAGAATTAACAGTTTCTTATTTGCTTTAAGAAATGGTAAGTTCAGAAGTGGCAAACATGATACAGACCTACTACCTGAAGGACATCCTTTATCAACTAAAAATAAAGAGGAGAAATCTATGAATAAAGAAGATAGACATATCCTCAACGTGAATGAGACTGATGATTCTGTAATCATTGAGTTCTCAAAACACCACGAGGATGAACAAGAAGGTGAAGAAGTAGAAATGCTAGACGAAGTATCTATGGAACATGAAGATGAGGAAAGAAAAGTAATTGATATGCCTATGAAATATAGAACTATTGATTTATCTAAACATTCTTATCTTGATGAAGAAAAAAGAATAGTTCGTGTAGGTGTTTCTTCTGAAGAACCTGTTGAAAGAAGTTTTGGCATGGAAGTGCTAGGACATTCTGCTGAAGATATAAACATGGAGTTTATAAATTCAGGAAGAGCACCATTATTGCTTGACCATGATATGACTAAGCAAATTGGTGTGATTGAAGAATTCAAATTAGATGAGACAGCAAAGAGGACAACTGCTGTAGTTAGATTTGGAAAATCTGCTTTAGCTCGTGAAGTATTTGAAGACGTAAAAGATGGTATTCGTATGAATATATCTGTTGGATATCGAATCGATAAATTAGAACGCTATGAACACAAAGATGAGACTTACTATAAAGCTCAGTGGACTCCTATGGAAGTATCTTCTGTATCTGTCCCTGCTGACCAGTCAAGACTTGTTGGAGTTGGTCGTAGTAAAGATAAACAAAATAATAACATTGAGGTAAAACTAATGGAAAACGAAAAGAAACAAGATATTAATCTTGACGAAGTTAGAGCTCAAACTGTTGAAGACGCTAAAGCTGAATTCAAAAGAAATTCAAAAGAAATCATTGATTTAGCTGTTAAGCACAACAAAAGAGATTTAGCTGATAAAGCAATTAGTGATGGTATCTCTGTTGCAGAATTTAGAGGAATTTTATTAGAAAACATTTCTAACAATACTCCTTTAGAAACTCCTTCAGAAATTGGCATGACTAAAGAAGAAGTAAGAGATTTTAGCTTAGTAAGAGCAATCAGAGCTATGGCTAATCCTTCTGACAGAAAAGCCCAAGAAGAAGCTGCATTCGAATTTGAATGTTCTGCTGAAGCTGCAAGACAGTATGGTAAAGATGCTCAAGGTATCATGTTACCTGCTGATGTGCTAAGAACTTGGGGTAAAAGAGACATCAATTCATCTGATGATTCAACACTAATTAGTGAAGATTATAGAGGTGGAGATTTTATTGATGTATTAAGAAACGAATCTTCAGTAATGCAAGCTGGAGCAACAATGCTAAGAGGATTACAAGGTAATGTTGTAATTCCTAAGAAAACTGCTGCTTCATCTGCTGGTTGGATTGCAACTGAAGGTAATGCTGCTTCTGAAAGTGAGTTCACTTCAGGTTCAGTAACAATGTCACCAAAAGTAATTGGTGCTTTTACTGATGCAACAAGACTCTTATTACAACAATCATCATTAGATGTTGAGAACTTAATTAGAGATGACCTAACAAAATCTATAGCAACTTCTATTGATTTAGGTGCTCTAGCTGGTTCAGGTTCAAGCGGACAACCAACAGGTATTGCTAATACTTCAGGTATTAACACAACTACATTTGCTGCTGCTAATCCAACATGGGCTGAAATTGTAGCTATGGAAAGTGCAGTTGCTAATGATAATGCCTTAACTGGTTCTTTAGCTTATATCTGTAGACCTGCTGACTTTGGTACTTTGAAAACAACTGAAAAAGCAACTAATACTGCTCAGTTTGTTGTTTCTCCTGATAACACTATGAATGGTTATAATGTTGTTAGAAGTAATCAAGTAACAAGTGGTGATTTCTACTTTGGTAACTTTGCAGACTTATTAATTGGTATGTACGGTGGGTTAGATATTTCTGTAGACCCTTTTGCATTATCAACTTCAGGTGGAGTAAGAATTGTTGCTCTACAAACTGTTGATGTTGCTGTAAGACATGCAGTATCTTTCTGTAAATCAAGCGACTAATTAACTGATGCTTAAATGGAATGGCGGTAGCAATACCGCCAACTTAGAAATGAAAAAATATAAAATATTAACAGATACAATGGCTGGTGGTTCTAAAGTTCATGCTGGCGATATAGTTGAATTACCTGAACATGAAGGTCATGCTTTATGTGGATATGGTAAAGCTGAAGTTCATGTAGGTAAGCCTAAAGCTGAAAAACAAGATAGAAGCGTAGGTTTAAAAACTTCAAAAACAAAAGCTCCAAAAACAAGAGCTAAAAAATAAATCATGCCTTTAGAGAGTGCATTAGATTTTAACGCCTATGTTGATACAACAACAGGTCATGGTGTTACTGCTACATTCTTTGAAGTCCAATCTTCACTATGGGATGCAAGACAAGGATTAATTGATACTTGGTTTGATATTGATTCAGGAGATGCCTATAGTGTTAATATCATAATAGACCAAGAATATTTCAATATAGAGGGTGGTACTGTTCCTGTTGCTGGTTATCAACCTAGAGCAATAATTAAATCATCTGATGTGCCTTATATATCTCAAGAAGATAAATTAGTTGTTGATGCAATTACAACTGATAAAGGTAGTGTTCTTAAACCTGAAACTACATTCCTAGTAAAAACAGTAGAACCTGATAATACAGGATTAGTTTCATTAGTTTTAGAGGAGCAGTAATGTCTCAATTTAGATTAGAAACTGAATTAGATATGGCTGGATATTTAGATATAAATTATGGTCATGGAGTATCTGCTGTTTATACAAACAATGGTACTTCTACAACAATTAATATTATTTTAAATAATGAATATGTAGAACAAGAAGAAGGTATTGGTGTAGAAGCATTAAAACCAATAGCCTATTGCAGAACTATAGATGTACCAAATATTGCATTTGGAAATAGATTAGATGTATCTGCAATTAAAGATACAAATGGTAATATACTCAAAGCAGCACAAAGCTATACTGTTGTTAATATACAAGCAGATAGAACAGGTTTTAGTGCATTAATGTTAGAGGAAATATAATGGCAAATCATATAAGACAACAAATAAGAGAAAAGTTTGGAACTACTTTGACTGGTTTAACTACAACTGGTTCAAGAGTTTATGAGTCAAGGGTTTATCCATTAGAGACAGTACCAGCACTAGTTATCTATACTAAGTCAGAAACATCTGAACCAATAGTTATAGGTACTGATAGAGTTATGAGTAGAGAATTGTCAGTAGTAGTAGAAGGATATGCAAAAGCTACTAGTGACTTTGACGATACTATTGATACAATATCAAAAGAAGTTGAAGAAGCAATAGCAGCAGATAGAACTTTAGATGGATTAGCTAAGGATTGCTATTTAGAATCAACAGAAATAGAGTTTAATGGTGAAGGTGAGAAACCACTAGGATATGTGAGTTTAACCTTCTTAACTAATTACTACGTTAAGGAAACTAATCCTGACGTAGCAGTATAAGGAGACAATTATGAAAATGATTAGTCCTGATGGCAAAGTTTCTATAAAAGCTCATCCTTCTAAGGTTGAGAGTTTATTGAATATGGGTTGGAAAGAGGAAGCAGTCCATTCGCAAGATAAAGTTAAATCTTCTTCTAAGAAAAAGTCGAAAGACGAGGTGAAATATGGCGACTCATAAGGGTTCAGAAGGAACTGTAAAAGTTGGTTCAAATGCTGTAGCTGAAATAAGGTCTTACTCAATAGAAGAATCTGCTGATACTTTAGAAGATACTTCAATGGGTGATTCTGCTAGAACGTACAAATCATCATTGACTTCTTTCTCAGGAAGTTTAGATGTATTTTGGGATGAGACTGATACTAGTGGTCAAGGTGCATTAACTATTGGCTCAGAAGTAACTCTTAATGTATATCCTGAAGGAGATACAGCAGGTGATACTTATTACAGTGGTTCAGCTATTGTTACTGGTGTTTCAAGAAGTGCATCATTTGATGGATTAGTTGAAGCTAGTATTTCAGTTCAAGGAACTGGTGCATTAACATCAACAACAGTATAAGAACATGTCAGCAATAGATAACGCAAAGAAACATTTTGCAGAGCAAGATGTAAAAGTAATCGAAGTGCCTGAATGGGGTGATGAGAATAAACCTCTTAAAATATACAGTAAGCCATTAACGTTAGCTGAAACTTCTAAACTTTATAAAATGAGTAAAGAAGATGATTTAACGATGATGGCTTATGTTCTTATTTATAAAGCATTAGATGAAAATGGAGATAAACTTTTTGATTTAGCAGATAAAAATGCTTTATTAAATCAAGTTGATAGAGAGATATTAGTTAGCATAGCGACACAGATTATGGGTCAAGAGTCTATTGAGGACACGAAAAAAAACTAATAGAGGATACTAATTTATATGTGCAATATGCACTTGCTGAAAAACTAGGTAAAACCTTACAAGAGATTCAAGAAATTAGTGTCCAAGAATATCAAGGATGGATAGCTTACTTAGAGTTAGCTGAAGAGAAACGAAACAATGGCAAATAAAAAGGTAAAGTTTGAATTAACAGCAGTAGATAAGACTAAGGCAGCTTTTGATAAAGTTACTAAAGGATTAAAAACTGTTGGTGGAGCTGCTGCTACAGCATCTAAAGGTGTAGCAGGTGTTGGTTTAGCTGCAACAGCTACAGCAGGTGCTTTAACTATACTTGTTAAAAAATCTTTTGATTTTATTGATGCTATTGGTAAGACAGCAACAAGAACTGGTATTGCAACTTCTACAATACAAGCATTTCATTTAGCTGCTAGAGAATCAGGAACAAATATAGAGGGTGCTAATAAAGCATTAGAAAAATTTGCAAGAAGTGTTGGTGATGCTCAAAGAGGATTAAAAACACAACAAGATATATTTAGAGCTATTAATGTTGAATTAGTAGATGCTGCTGGTAATTATAAAACTACAGACCAAATATTAGCTGAAACAGCAGATGGTATTTCAAAGCTAGGTTCACAAACTGAAAAGGCTACAGCTTTAGCAAATTTATTTGGTAGACAGGGTATATTACTTACTAGTGCTATAGAAGATTTATCTGAAAGGGGTTTAGATGGCTTTATTAAAAGAGCAGAAGATTTAGGAATTATATTATCAACAAAGGTTATTAGAAGAACAGAAGCATTTAATGATGCTGTTGGTGTTCTTGGTATGCAAGTAAAAGCTGTTAGAGATAATATTACAACTGCATTTTTACCAGCTTTAGAGAAATTACAAAAATCAATTGCTGAAAAATTTTCAGAAATACAAAAATCTGCTGGTGGTTTTGATAAATTAGGAATGAATATTGCTAATGCTGTAATAGATGGTGTTGCTGCTGCAATAAAAGCACTTGGTGAATTTCAATTAGCATTAGCTACTTTATCAGTTAATTTAGATACTATTTTACCTAATATGACTTTGAAGTTTGCTAATTTTGCTCAGAGTATATTAGAACTTTTACCAGCCACAAAAGCTGTAGGAACTGCATTAGAAATTGGTTTAGTGCAAGCAGAAGCAAAACTTGCTGTTCAAACTAATGAATTAATTAAAGGTAATACAGAATTTAGAGATAAGGCTTATGCATTAGCTAATGGATTGCTTGATTTAAAAATTACAGAAGATGATTTAATAGATTCTACAAATACATTAACCAATAGCACTAAAGAATCTGCAGATGCTATGTTTGATGCTATGAATCCATTAACTTCATATAAAAATTCTTTAACAGATATTAGTAAATCATTAGATACAGTAGCGGTAAGTTCAATGAAAAAATTTGAAGATGCAATAGTTGATGGATTAAAAACTGGTAAATTAAAATTTGAAGATTTTGCAACTTATGTTGTTGACCAATTAGCTAGAGTAGCAATACAACAACTAATTATATCTAAAATAATTGACCCATTTAGAGCATTTATTGGTGGTGGCAATATTGGTAAAGAATTTAATAATATTGGAAGTGCTGTTGATGGCTTTCAAAATTTTGAAGGTGGTGGTTATACAGGTATGGGTGTTAGAGCAGGTGGGTTAGATGGTCGTGGTGGTCAATTAGCTATGGTACATCCTAATGAAACTGTTATTGACCATACTAAAGGTCAGGGTATGGGTGCTACAGTAAACTTTAATATATCAACAGTAGATGCTGCTGGATTTGACCAGTTATTAGCATCAAGAAAAGGATTGATAACATCAATCATAAACAACGCCATGAATAATCAAGGCAAAATGGGAGTCGTATAATGTCAGGACAATTTCCAACATCTCCTAATTTTAGAAGTTTAAATTTTAAAGATAATAGACCTACTTTATTAAATCAGACTTTATCAGGTAAAAAACAAGTCAGACAAATAGGTAGTCAATATTTTTCTTTTACAGTGCAAATGCCACCTTTACAACAAGAAAAGGCTCAAGAAGTATTTGCATTTTTACAAAAACAAAAAGGTTCTTTCGGAGACTTTACTATAGTTGCACCATTAGATAATTTAGGTGCTGGTAAAGCAGAAACAGATATTCAAGTAGTTGGTTCACAAGCAGTAGGTGATTCACAAATTGAATTAGATGGTTTTTCAGCAAGTCAATTAGGTGCTTTAAAAGCAGGCGATTTAATTAAGTTTGCCAATCATAGTAAAGTCTATATGGTTCAATCAGATATTGATTCTGATGGTAGTGGAGCATTAACTGTTCTAATATCACCAAATCTAGTAGCATCTCTAGCAGATAATGAAGCTGTTACTGTAAATAAACCTAGTTTCACTGTTTATCTTGAATCTGATGAAATTATGTATTCAACAGATGCTAGTGGTTTTTATAGTATTTCATTTGATGTTAGAGAGGTTATAACCTAATGCCTAGAAGTTTATCATCTGCTTTACAAACTCAAGTATCATCAACAGCAACTAAGACAGCTTTTCTAGTTGAGTTAAATTTATCATCTACTATCAGATTAACTGATTGGTATTCTAATGTCACTTATGATTCTAATAGTTATGAAGCTGGTGGTTCTTTTTTAACTGTTGATTCAACAACTGAAACAGGTCAACTACAGGTTAATGAAATAAATTTGGGTTTCTCTAATGTTACTGACCAAGTAAGAAGTTTAGTACAAGATGGTTCTTTTACTGATAAAACAGTAGAAATATATATAGCTTACTTTGATACAAATGAAACTATTGTTGGTGCTATAAATTATTTTACAGGACAAATAAGAAACGTATCTATTGCAGAGAGTATTAGCGATACTGCAATATCAATGACAGTTGCAAGTCATTGGGCAAATTGGAATTTAACAAAAGGCAGACATTATACAGATGAATCACAACAAGCATTTAGTTCAGGTGATAGAGGTATGGAATTTGCTACTCAGGTTAGAAAAGATGTGAGGTGGGGTGTAGATGCTTGATAAAATATTTGCATTTTTTAAATGGGCAAAAGGTGTTTATGAGGGCAGTAAAGCTCTACAAACAATATATACAGTCTTTAATATAGCTACTCTTGCAGTTGGTGTAAAAGGCTATTTACAAGCTAGACAGATGATGGCTCAAGGTCAAGATATCTTGGCTAATAAAACTGCTGCTGGTGGCAAAATACCTATTATTTATGGAACACGAAG